AATAATATTTTGATTATAGAATACCATACCACCTGGAGTTTGTTTATAAATATGAGTAGCTAATTGTTCAGGTGTCATTTTTGATAATGCTATAGCTAATGATGATTTACGTTCTGCATACATTGTAGTTAGGTTATCGAATTTAGTATCTGCATAACCATAGTCTAGATTAAGTAATCTTTTTGGATCATCAAAATTTTTGTATGGTGTAATACTTTCTATAATTTCTTTAGAATTTTCTATTGCTGTTACTGTTTTATAAACATCGTTAACAGCTTCTGTACTTTGTTCTAAGTATTTTACAAGATCTGATCTGTGCTTACCAAGGTCATCTAAGTCATGTAAAGAACTTCGTAAGTAAGTATCGATACTTCTGTTAGCATATTCTAAAGCATTAGTTTGTTTTGCAATTATTAAAGCTTCAGCTAATGCATCTTCATCAACACTGACGCCTTGTTTAAGAACTGCTTCTACGTTTGCTATAGCATCTGATTTAGATATACGTATTAAATTTTGATCTTGTACATGTTTTCTAAAGAAGGTATAGAAATTAGTTTTATTTCTTGTACTTAAACTACCTTTTGATACCATTTCCCAAGCTAATAATTGTTGTGCATCTAATGATTTAAAATAACTTGAAACATTCTTTGGTGCAAACAAAGCATTTTTTACAGAATAAGTATCAATTAAAGTGTTTCTTAATTTTTCTATATACTTTTCACCGTACTTATAAGGTTCGTGTAATAAATCTTTATAGCTATCTAATTTATTAATCAACATAATATATTCATTATTATTTCCTACGATGTCTGTAGGTTCTAATTTAAACATATCGCGTACTTCTTTTATTGGAACCATATATTTTGTACCATACATGTTTGATTCAATAGAAGCAGACATTAAATTATAAGAAGTATTATGTTGTACTAATTGTTTTGTAAGTTCATAGTTATTAATATATCTAGCTATCTTATTATTTCTTTTTTCAATATCACGAATACCTTTACCAATGCCTTCTGATAATTCTTCAAACCCTTTGCTTAACATATCATATTCATCTAATAATTCTGTTGTTACTTCAGCATGTCTAGCTAAGTCATAACGTACGTTCTTTGCTAGTTTTAGCATATCTATTGTTTCTTGATTATACATTGTAGAAAGTGTAAGATTATCTACACCTCTAATAGTGCTTTGTGCATTTATATAATCATCTAACAGATCGTGCAGTGTTTGTTTTACATCTGCTTTTACTTTATTAAAGTCATAGCCGACTGTTTCTTTTCTTAATTTCTTCAAAATATTTTCTGTTTTATCTAAACGATAATCTATAGAAGAAATAAGTTTATCATACATTGTAGGCTGATGATTAAGAGTATACAACATTAAATCTGTATTTCCTGTTTTTCTTAATTCTTCTAAAAGAGCAGCGAGTTGTTGTGTGTATTCATAAGAATCAATAGGCATTGTCATTAAATCAGAAAGACTACAGTATTTATTATTGTCTATAATATCAAACACGATTGTCTTTAAATCACTTTGTAATGCTTTTGATAATTTATATTGTGTAGGTAATTCCGTTTGTATTAATTTAGTTAAGTTCATTACAGTATCTACCTGTGCTGTTACTTTAATTAGATTTTGTGCTTGTTGATACATACCTGCTTTATTAAATTTATCTATTAAATCAGGAACTACTTGTGTTCTAACTATTGAGTTTGGATTAGAGAATTGTTCTAAGAAACTATTTAAAGTAATTGATTTACTTAAATGTGTATGTTGCGTTAATACATTAAACATACTTAAATGTGTTAACTGAGTACGTACAGTACCAGATAAGTTGGTTAAATAATTTACATAGTTATCTTTTAATTTTTTACTTGTAAAAGTTTCTATAGATTCATAAATTTGTTTTAATAATTCTCTAGGTTCTACAGCGTAAGGCCCGCCATGTAATAAAAGCTGTTGATTCAATCTACCTATTTTATGTTTTGCATCATTAACAGCAGCCCACCATAAAGGTATGTCTTCTGTTACTCCTGTTTTTTGTATCTGTTCCATAATACTTGTTGTTTTATCAAGATAATTTTGAATACTTCTTATTTCTTTTTTTAAGTTTTCAACAATTTCAGGATTATATTTTTTTAATCTTTTTATTAAATCATTAAATCTATCAGATACTGCTATATCTTGCATACGAATATTATCATAAATATACATTAAAGCGTGTTGTTGGTCCATTTCTTTACTTAACATTTCAACAGCTTGCTGCATATTTTTTATTAAATCTTTAGGTGCTGCATTATTTTTAAATATGTCTTGTGTCCATATTTTATTAATCTCTCGTTGTTTAATATCATCAATATATTCGTGTCCTTGTTTTATAATTTTTCTATAATCATTATCTGTGAATAGTCTTAAACCTTCTTTATTATTTTCTATAATACGCTTAATTGATTTTGTTTTGTCAGTTATATTACTTGATAAAACTTTCTTAATCTTTTTAGCATTATCAACTGTGATACCTAAAGGTTCTAATAATTGTGTTACATCTTTAATGTATTTTTTATCTCTGTTTATTTGTAAATTTTTTAAGAAATCTTCAATATGATCTAGACCATAATGCACATCTCCAATACTTAAAACAGTTTCATCTACATATTTATAGATGTTTGCTAAATCATTTTGATGTTCTTTAAAATATTTTTGCATACTTCTTACAGTAGCACTGTTATATTGTTTAGTCATTGTTTGTTCTGCTGTTAATATTGCTACAGGAGCTACAACTAAAGCATCAATAAACTCTTGTGCATCTGGATTTTTAGCTACTTCTTTTATTACATCATCATGTACGCCTCGGAAACTTTCTAAATTTTCTTTTAGATATCTAAAATAAGTTTCATACAATTCATCTGCAGGTATATTAGGATTCTGTTTTAATAAATCATACATAGCATCTTGTAGTTCAGTTGGATTTGTATTAAATATTGTAAAGAAATCTCTATTGTTTTTAAATATAGTTTCTTGTAAAGCATTGTTTTTATATATCGCAGAACCTAAAGTACTTTGTTGTTCTCCTGTTATTTTTACAAAGTCTCTAGCTAAATCATAATCTGCATAATTATCATGTATACTGCTTAAAATACTTTTTAAACCTGAAACAAATTTTGGTTTAATATATTTAATTAACCCTATCGGTGTAAAACTATTTTTAATAATATCTGTATAAATCTTATCTAGATTTTGATATTCTAATTTTATTTTTGAAGCATTAGTGAATAATCTATAACCATCTGTTTTTAAATATGCTTTTATTAAATCTGGTGCTGCTTGTTTTAAACCTGCATTTCTAATTGCTTTAACAGTACTTGGTTTAAGATTTTTTAATATTAATTCATATGTAGTATTTTTATCGTACTTTATAATTGCTTTAGTAAGACCTTTTGCAAAATCTTGTGCAGTTTCTTGAGATATTTTTTTAGCAGCCTTTTTTAAAACTATCTCTGTTAGTTCTTGTGTGGCTTCTTTTGTACCACTTTTTGCTAAACCTGATGTACCAAGCGTTATTAAATTAACAGGGTCTGATAAAAATTCTCCTGCAATATCTAATAAAGTACTACCTGTATTAAAGTTATAAATTGTACGTGTTCCATTAAATCCTAAACTATTTGCTAAAGTTGTTAAGCCTAATTCACCACCTGCCCAAGTGAATTGTGATTTTACAATATTTGAAATTATATCTAAGTCTTCTCCAATTTCTCTTATAGTGTTTAAAACAACTTCTTTATAACCTTGTGTATTAAGTACACCGTTCTCAACAATAGGATTAACATAGTTATCATATAATTGAAAACCTAATCCTGCTAATTGACTTATTATTGGAATATCATTGAGTGCATTTAAACCATAGTCATCTAATAATCTTGATCTTTGATCTGGGCTAAAAAAGTTTTGGACAACAGATGTAGGCTTTGAAGCTTTCATATTTACGCTTCGTGGACCACTTTTATAATTATAATTATTTGTATTAAAAGTTAAAGGAGCTACAGGTTGTAGCCCCTCTACAGGTTGTAATCCAGCTACAGGCTGTAATACTTTTAAATCAGCTAATGGTTGTGTAGGCATCATCTAGACATCATCCCCCATTTAGCAGAAGTGTCTTCTGCTCTAGTTTGTTGTGAGTATTGATCTCCGATGAAGTTGCTAAGTGCAACACGTAAATTACCATCAGCAGCAGGCATGTATACATTGTGGAATAACCAGTCAGTGTTATTAACTCCACCGTTAGCTGCTCTGTTTTGTGCAGAATAATTATTATACATAGCTGCCATTAAATTGTTTTGAGCCTGTCTATTAGAACGTAAGTTTTCATCAGCAGATAAGATATTAGCATTTGTTAATAAATCTTGTCCACGTCTATTTACATCATTAGCATATAATGTAGCACCTGTGTTCCATAAGTTTTTAGCAAGATCATTATAAACATCAGTAGCATTTAATGCAGCTTCGGCTCTATTTAATAAAGAATCATTCATTAGTTCAAAACGATTAAGGGCTACTTCTTGATTAGCCTGTGTTTTATTTTGAATTGCTTCTTTATTAGCAAGTACTTCAGCAGCTGCACGAGCTCCGTTAGATATTCCTTTATTGATAGCTTCTGATTTTACATTACGTATTGAATCTAGGTATGATGTCATGTTTGTGACATTATCTCGTTCCCCTAAAAAACCAGCAAGATTCGAAACGTAATTAGAATAATCTACATCAGCTTGTGCACCTGCTTCATAATCTTTAAGAATGTTATTATAATCATAATCTAAATCATAAAGTTCAGCAAGTTCTTTATTTGAATAAAGTTTTAATGGTGCTACTTCTTTTTGATATCTATCGAAAGAAGTATCTAAATATGCTGGAGCTGGTATAGAAGCATTTAATGTTGATGCTCCATTTATGATAGCTAATTTTTCATCATCTGACATTTTAGAATATTCTCTATCCCAATAAGATTTAAACGCACCATCATTTGCATAAAGTTGATTATACATTTCAGTTAGTGCACGTGCTTCAGATCCTGTTAATTTAGTATGATCGAAATTATAACTACGTAATTTAGTATATGCAGCTAATGCTGCTTTATTTGTTTGTGGGTCTATGTAACCTAAAGCTGTTGCATCTCTTAAATAAGCAGAAAATTCTTTATAACTATCTGCACCAACAGTATTCATTAGTTTTTGTGTTTGACGTGGGGTGTCGATATAACGACGCCATAATCCTTTTAGACCACTACCTGCTTGCCAACCTATTGCTGCACTTCCTGCAATAGCACCTGCTCCTAATAATACTTTACCAACAATAGCAGCTGCTGCAGCTAATCCAGTAAACATTTATAACCTCCTTCCTAATTAGCACTTGTATTTACATCAGTACTAATTGCTTGATCTCTTAACATATTTTGATATGCTTTTTGCCAATTATTATTTTCAGTACCGTAGTATGCTTTATAATATTTAGCCATAGCATTATTGTTATTATATGTGTTATTAGCAAGTGCAGCGCTAGCATTGTTTTGATATGCAGCAGCAGCTGTACTAGCTAAATTATTTTGAGCATTACGTATTCCAGCGTAAGCTGTATCGTATGCATTTAATTCATTAATATAATTTTGAACTTCAGATGTGTTATAATTTGCACCAAGCTGTAATAATAATTTACCCATATCATTATATTGTTGACGTGCTAATATAGGATTATTAGCTAACTCATCTTTTTGTTTTTCTAAATAAGTATTAACGATACTTTGAAGATTTGAACTAGCTTCTTCATTAGTCATATCTGCATAGATATTAGAACTAAGTGCATTAGCAGCACGTGTTCCTTTACCTACAGCCGTAGGTGCTGCATTATTATAACCACTTAAATAATTATTAATTAATGAATTTGCAAAAACAGAATTACTTCTTTCAGCATTTGCATTATTTGAAAGCTGATTTGCAACTGCATCTTGATAGTATTTATTTGTTTTATCATTATACATTTGCAATATTTTATCATAATCATATTGATCTTGTACACCATGTTTTTCAGCAAGTTCAGCAGCAGTCCATACTTTAGGATGTTCAAGGGCATCTATTTTATCTCTGTATTCTTTAATTAATTTTTCATAATAAGAATTATTAACAGAGCCGCTTCCATAGCTTCCGCCACCTGAATAACCTCCTCCACCACCTGAGCTACCTCCTGTTGATGTAGAAGTTTTTGTAGTAGATGTAGTGGCTTTTTGACCTGTTGCTAAATTAGTACCTGTCTTACTACCTTTGGTAACAACTGCTTGTCCATTTGAATCTTTTTTAATTTCTCCAGTAGAAGAACCTGTTAAGTTTTGAGGACTTAAAGAATCAATATCCCATCTAAGACTGTTACGCATTACACTATTATCGTAACTTCCTTTATTAATAACTTGTTGAAGTTGTCCTACAAGATTCTTTGTATTAACACCTGCACCATATTGAGCTGTTAAAGCATTCGCCATAGCTATTAGATTGTTAGCATCATTTTTTGTGAAGCCACCAATTCCTCTATCTACTTCATTAAAGGCATCTACAAATTCTTTATAAGCTTTTGCATAAGACATATTCTTTATATCTTTAGCAAAACCATCAGCATTTATATGTCCAAACCAATTAACATATGTAGCCATTTAACACCTCCTATAATTTCTTCAATGCACTTGCTTGATAGAAACCGATAGTGCTTGAAGTACTTCCTACACGATATGGATATTTATATCCTGTGTAGATTTTAAGTATTTGTTTTTTCCAACCAATACCGTATGCAGTATTAGCTGAACCATCAGCAGCACCATTACCTTTACCAACAATTCTTACCCAATCTCCAACTTTAAATTGTGTTGGTGTGGGTGTTGGTGTAGGTGTGATTGGTTTTAAATCTGCTTCAGCTACCCAACCTAAACCGTTATTAATATTATAAGGTTTAGTTGCTTTAGTATCTTCATTAACTTTTGTTATAGTGCATTTAAGATTAGAACGTGTTTGTCCTGCACCTCCACCATAACTATTTGCATATAGTCTACCTGTGAAAATTAAAGCATCTCCAACTTTATATTTTCTAGGTGCTGGACTTGGTGGTACATCTTCAACAGCTGGATTATAAATAAATCCTCTGAAAGTGTATCCAGAGCCTGCACTCCAACGTCCATTATTATTATTACGTGTTGCATTCCAGAATGCACTTGAACCATAACCTGATTCAGAAGTGTAAACTAGATTATCACTATACACTTTTTCTACGATACAAACATGTCCAGCACCATCATCACTATGTAAAGTAGCACCTTTTTGCCAGCACATAATTGCACCTGGTTTTGGAGTTTGTCCAACTTTTAGGCCTAATGATTTAGCACGTTCAATCCAGTTTTCAGCATTACAATTTAGTGCTGCATACTTCATACCTGTAGTCTTTTTAATTTCATTATAAATTTCTGCAAAGCGGCCAGATGCATATCCGACGCAATTTGCTAGAACATTACATTGACTATCTGTAGGTTTACCTTGAATGCATCTAGACCATCCACCTTTGCCAGTAGTAATGTAACACTTATTACCAGAGCCTGGCTTACTCGTTCTCACTGTAAACATTCTCGACATCTCCTTCTTCAACTAATTCTTCAATGCTATCTTCATTGAAAGTTGTTTGTCCATCTAGTTCATCAAAGTCATCAAGTACTTCGATTTCCTCATTGTCAATTAGTTCTTCCATTATTTCTTCGCCTCCTTACTTTTCTCATATTCAACTTCTGGAATACCAGCAACAGATGTAAGTAGCGATAGGATACCTGCTAACAAAGCAGCGCTTCCTACAGTAAGCCAGTTTACTTCAGAGAATAAAGTAGAACCAGCTAAAGTACCTAATGCTGTTTGAGCTACAGTTCTAAGAGCTCTTATACCAGCACATTTAAACCATAGTTTCATAATTATTTCTTCCTTTCTAATCGGTCAATACGGACCTCATGGTTTTGTAATTTTTCGTCATGTGTTTTAAATACTTTATCATTATCTTGTAAGACTTTATTTATGTTATCAACAGTTACATTTAATTTTGTAATAGTAGTATTGAGTTTAATTATAGGTGTAACTAAACTAATAACAGTAACTAGAAATCCTGCAACAACAATTATAGTATTATCTCCCATCTTATTCTCCTCCTTCTAAACTAGCTTCATATTCAGCAACTGTTTGTACATTTGTTAACCATGCAAAATTTGTAGTTATCCAATCTTTTGCAGTTTGATCAGCAACAATTATTTCACAGTTTGCTGGTACTTGAGATGCAGCACTATCAGCACTACCAAACATACTAGCATAATTAGCAACATTAGTAAAATCAAATCTTCTGATATCTAAATGTTGTAAAGATGTACAATAATTAAATAATTGATTCATTGATGTAACATTTGGTGTAGCCCAATTACTTAAATCTAAATTTACTAGAGAATTACAATATTCAAAAGTTGCATATAAATTTGATATACCAGCTGGTAATGCTTTATTAATATTATTAATTGTAGTCAAAGCATTACAACCAGCAAAAGTACTATTCAACGCATTTGAAGTATTATTTAATCTTGAAAAACCAACTTTTATTAAATCTATATTTGTTAGAGATCTACAGTTTTTAAAAGTATTCAATAAGTAAGTTGGACTTATTGTTGAATTAAAATTAAGATTTAAATCTTCTAACAAAACATCTCCACTAAATGTAAAAAATGATGTTGTATTTGTTTGAGAAAGTCTAGCACCTTCTAAATCTACTTTTTTTAAATACTGTTTATTACTAAAACCTCCTGGAAAATTTTGAGTTGATGACATATTACCAAAGTAAAAGTTTTTCATTATGATGGTTTCAAGTTTTGAATTATTTGCAAAAAGATTTTGCCATCTATTATAAGCTGCATTGCAACCAGTATTAGTTAAGTCTATATATTTAAGATTAGTTAGTGTAGAAGTAAATGTTAAATTCATAAATTGTGTATTTCCCCACCAACCGTCTTTCCATATTAACGTTTCTAATGTACTTGGAAAAGCATAAGATAAAGTGTTATATGGATTTAAATTAGAATCTGATAAACGTAAACCACTTAAATTTAAAGTTCTTAAAGCAGACATTCCTGTAAATGCGTTATTGAAACGTTCGCCCATATTAGTAGCAGGCCACTGCCAATTAGATAAATCTAATTCAACTATATTTCTACAATTTTGAAAAATTCTTTCAAAGTTTTTAGTTAGACGTGCATCAACCTTTAAATTAAATGTATCTTTAGTTAAATTAGAAAATACATCAGAAGCATCAGCTGGTAGTACTAATGTATTATCTTGATACTGCGCAATTAATTTAATATCTTTTTTTACGTTATATCTTGGAAATGTTCCTGTTATTAATCCTGTATTTTTAATAGCCTTTTTTCCTAGTATAATATCTGCTGTTGTAACATCATCACCAAAATCAACACCAACCCAAGCACTACCATCATAAGTGTAGAGACCGAGGTATTCACCTTCAGTCATTACTAAACATATATCACCTTCACGTTTATATTGAATAGCATCACGTTCAGCAATAGATGCAACTTTAAATGCACCTGATGTAATCATAGGAACTTTAGCTGCAAGAGATGTGAAGTCATCATTCTCTGTGACTTCAACACCTTTAGCTGCTAAGTTTGTTTTTAATGTAGCTAAATCATTAATAAGACTTTGTAAGTAATCTGCTGTAGTATGATTCATTATTCTCCACCTCCATTATTAACTGCAGGTGTAGTTAATGTTTCTAATATTGCATTAATATTACCATATAGTTCATTGATATAAGCTGCATCATAAATATCACCAGGTATAGCAGTATATACTGATTTGATTTTATTAGCATCTAATTTACCTGAAATATCTAAAGTACAATTTAAAGTTAATACTCCGTTGCTATAAGAACTATTCATATTAGTTCCTGCTAACATCTTAGTATAAGTATTTCTAGTTAAATTAGACCAACCATTAGTTTTATTTAATGTATATATAAACACTTGGTCGCCTTGTTGATCTATATTTTTTGAAGCAACACTTTTATAGTATTGGAACTCTACTTCAGTAGGATCTGATGGATCATTAACAGAAACCATAACAGCCATGCGTCCTTTAGTTCCTGAAGATGGATCTGCTCCATCTGAAGCTTTACAATAAACTATTGCATTATTGTTATAAGCATCTATAAAGTCTTGCCAAGTAGACGTACCGTATTCTAATATAACCATTTCTTGTAGAGCTGTATCAGCTTTACTAAGACTTGCTTGTACATCTGAAGCTAAGTCTGTTTTAGGAATTCCATTAGCAGGCTTATCATACTTAGCATTCCAAGCTGCTTTAAGTGCAGCTGTAACAAACTTATTAGTTGTATTAGAATCATCAACTAAATCAGCACTTAATTTATTTTGTGCAGTAATTTCATTTTGTAATCCTGCAATCAAATCACCTAATGGAATATCTACAGTAGAACCACTCTGTAATGTAAGAATAATCTTTTTATGTGTGTTATCATACACAGCATTAACAACCATTGATTCAATAGGGAAATCTATTGTTGAAGTACTTATAACTGTACCTGCTTTATTCTTCAATGTTAAAGTCATAACATAAGTAGAAGAATTTATAGCTAGTTCTATAGTACTACCTGTCTCTACACCTAAAGTATAGTGAGTAAGATTATTAACATCATGATTAATAAAATCTGTATCATTAATTAGATGACTTGTTCTAGTTGGTTGAAATTGTACTAATACATTTTCCCAACTATATGTTGGTTCAACTGCCCCATCAGATACACATTTATAGAAGTAACCATTTGTATATGTAGCATCTGATAAACCTACATATTGAACTATTTGACCTAATAGTTCTTCGCTAGGTTCAGGCAAAACAGAACAATGTGCTACTTTTTCATCTAACACATCAGCTAGATTCTTTTCAGAACCATTTACTAATACTGATTCCAATATAGTAAATGGAAAGAATGGTTGTCTGTTTTCATCTTTTAATAATTTAATCGGATATCTTGCCATATTATCTCCTTTCTAAATATATTCCGTTACCGTTTCTGTTTCAACGTAACGTGTAATTCCTTCGTAATCGCTACTTGATCCTTCTGCTGTATCCATATTTATTGTTTTAGTTCTAACAGTACCATTAATATCTACACCTTTACAACTAAGTGTACCTGTAAATTTAAGACCTGCAGAACCAACTTGATTCTTTGCACTTTGATGTCTCCAAGTACCATACATTCTATAGTTAGCTGTTTTTGTAGTATGACCAACAGGGCCGAATTCTGCCCAACATGTTGCAGGATGTGAACTAGATTTATTAGCATACACATTGATATATACTGGAGTATTTAAATCTGTTACTGCATTTGAAGTTGTAAAAGTATAAGCAGTTTTCCAATTCCAACGTGTAGTAATTTGTAATTTACCATTATCTAACCATTCGATTACAAACTTCCAACCATCGTCATACCAAGATTTGAATACTTGTTTAGTCCCTGCTTCTAACTTTGTAACAGTTGCTCTGAAAAAGAAGTCATATCCTGTACCTTTACCTGTACCATCTTTAGTAGAACTTGGTTGATAACAGAAACCGTTTGCTGGTTTAAGTTTAAATGAACCTGTTACATAATCTGCTATTTGGTGTTCATAGTCATGTCTATTTAAAGTAAACCTTTTATATGTACCACCTGTATATACATAACCTGAGTTAGTATTAAAACTATTATAAGCACCTAAGTCTTTCCAAGCTCCTGCATAATATATTTTACAATATGTAGGAGTTTTCCATTGACCATTATGATATACTTTTATTTTATCATATCTACCCATAGTTTGTCATCCTCCTAAGCAACCTGAAAATACAAATCACCATTTTGAGGATTAGATACATAAGAATTAATACCTACTCTAACACCTTGATTAGCTCTTGCTTGTGCTGTGGCAGCTGCAGAAACAGCATTATTAGCAGTTTGTTGTGCAGTAGCAACATTACTATTTGTTGTAGCTAATGCTGACGTAGTTGCATAACCAGTTAATTTATTATTAACCCAGTTTTGAGCTGCTGTTATAGTGTAATAATTAGCTAATGTATTACTCAAAGAAGATGTAGTTACATAGCTACCTGCAGGTTGTACACCTAATTCAGATAAAGATTTATTTCCTGTTAATGTAATACCGTTGATTTGTGGTAAATTAGATAATTGTCTATAATCTGTAATAAACTCAACATTGATTTTATCACGAAGTTCTGGTGATAACATACTTTCAGCAATACTATTTGGAAGTGGTGTATAATAAACACCTTGTATATCAGCAGCAGGTCCAATATTATGTGCAGTTACAAATGGAGGTAAAGGTATGAAACCTAGATTTCCATCTACATCTGTTCCATAGTAATGATTTGGATCTGCTTCATCAGCACCTGTAATCATATCTGCACGTTGTGCATAAGGTATAGGTGTTGTTCCATCTTCTAGATTTGTAACACGTTGATTTGTGTCATCAAATCTTTCATCAACAGAATCACTTAAAGCACCAATAGCATCATTAATATTATTTATATCTGTAGTAAATCTCGTATCAAGTTCATCAATACGTAAATTCGTATCATCAACACGTTGATCTACAGCTTCTATAGCAGCATTACAATCATCTATTTCTTTATCTAAATAAGGGATATGAAAAGTTTTATCAGGATCTGCACAATTAAACAACTTAAAAAGGACGTAAGTATTGTAATCACCTTGAGTAGTATTTAGATTCAGTTTCTCATTATAGTTTTCATGTGTGATAACTTCGCCATAATTCATATCTGATTCTTGTCTAACATACTTAGGTATAAAAGTTAAACCTCTATTCATATTTCCTCCTTATCTTACATTCATTATTCTGTAAACCCAAACAAAAGTACTAAGTTCATAGTTCTTTAATTCAGTACACAATAATTGATAAGCAATTCTTCTACCTTTTCCAAATACACTAAAGCGTACCGTAGCTTCATCAAGTTCTGGAAAAGCAGATAAATCTAATTGCCAATATTTTATTAGTTCTTCGTCTTCATTTTCACGGTCAAGCGTTGTATTACCATACGCTTCTAAATTATTAACAGCAACAGGTGTTACATATGTAAGACCATACTCTGGATCTTCTGGATCTGTTATATGTTGTACTTGATAGTCAGTTGAATTAGGTAACAACTTACCATCTATCTTAACATCTGCAAAGAATTTAATTTTACTCTTTTCTCTGTTAATAATATTCATTTGAATTTCTCGGAATCGTTTAAGATAAGTATCATCTATAGCAACATTACCTGTATCAAAATAATTGAAGTTATTAAAGAATGGTGTTAGTTGCCAATTACCTTGTATGATATTATCATCTCTACCATATATGTCTTCTTTAACAATTAAGATGTTAGAATTAAGAGTCATATTATATGGTATAACTTCATAAAAGATTCCTGATTGTTTATTACGATATAGTAAACAAGTATGTGATGTATCATCATCACCAATACCTTGCATGTACATTCTATATGCTCTAGTTGTTGTATTATAAACTAAATGCATATCTAGATTACCGTATTCATTATCTTCTATTCTAGGAACAATAGTATAAACATAATGTACTTCATCGTTTTTAACAGAGCTTTGAACATTCTTAACATCAAAATCTGTGAAATGCAACGTCTTTCGTTGTTGTTCAGATTCCATTTGAGCTATTGTTCTAAATACTTTATCCAGTATTTTAACAGTTTCTTTAGTGAAATGTTCTGTATAGTATGCAATAGCTGTTGAGTTAGTATAGTTTCGTAAGTCTGTAGCATCTGAAGTATACTGATTATTCTTTAATACATAGAAATTATTATCTGTCTTAAAGAAGATTTGATCTTTAAGAACTACAGCATTAATAGCATCAAGTTCAGGTATAAAGATATTAACCATTAACTTTTTAACTTTGCATGTAGCAATAGTATCTCCAATAGAAACTAATGAAATACTATCTGTTGTAATAACAAGTAACATATCTAGATAATTATGTACTGCAAGTATTTCATTATCAAATGTAATAGTGTTATTAGGGAATGGAAAGTAACTTGGATCTTCAACATCTGAAAAGAATATTGTGTCTGAAGCACCTTCAACACCATAAACACCAAGGCATCCGAACCAACTTACCATACCTTTAGCTGTACTTAAATCAAATATTTTGTTTTGTAATCCAGCATATTTAGTAGAAGTACAATCTAATAAACGTGGTAATTTACTTTCTGATTCAGAATGATCTTGTAATCTTATTGTTACACGTACTAAAGTTTGTGCATATTTTGGAATGAATGGAATCCATAATGGATGTTCTTCACCAACAGTATATGTTGTCCATCCTACAACTTCTTCATATGAATCATCAGTTTTAGCAGCATCTAATGTTTCAACTTTATATTCATAAGTTTGTCCTTCAGCTGCGTATTGATAATAAATTCTTAACCAATACTGCGTACCTACATTTAAACTAAATTCAGGAAGATCAGAATTAGAATCTTTATAAGGTATAATACTCAAGATTCTTGGTGCACCACCTGCAACATCTTGAAATACATAAGGTGCATGTGAAAGAATATTATATCCTGTAGCAGCAGCTTCAGTTGGATTCAATGCTTTAGGTTCAATAACTTGTCTAACTAATTTATAACCACTATTCGTACTTTGTATTATTAATTTAGTTAAATCGGGTTTACCAAAGTTATCCCAACCACTTCTATCTTCATTACCTGTATACCAAGTACCTTCAATTTTAGGAGCTGAGAAACAATATATTTCATTAGACATTATAGCAAAGATAGGAAATCCTAAATCATTAACAAGTTTTTTATCAAACGCATAAGCATTTCGAACTGTTCTTGCAGATACATATCCTAAATCTTGTACGTCTATTTTAGCAAATTCTTCAGAACCTCGATCACAATACAAACCCCAAGAGTTGTTTACATTAGTTGTTGTTTTAGTACCAGGTACAACTATGTCTCCTCCTTCATTATAAATATTAGTATCTTTAACTAACTTCAAATTAGAAGCAAACATAGGAAATGCGAAACCACTTTCTATAGGAATATCATGTCCATATAAAAAGTCATCAATAGTCCCATATTTACCAAAGCTTAATAAAACGTCTTTAATATCTTCTATCTCAGATAATGTATTGTCATAAGTATAAAGGTAGTCTGTTAAATGCATCTTACCTAATTTATGGTAACCTTGATAAGGTATTGTTACATGTAGTAACCTACCTTTACGTGTTCTAATACAAGAACCTGTATCATCTATATCATAATTGACCATAACTTTTGCATAGCCTTCAGGAATGTTCTGATCAGTCAGATACATTCCATGTGCCATACTTTGTAACATTGTGGAAAAACGTACATTACGTCCACGTAATCTATAAAATTCTTGAGTTGTAGCCACGTGTTACCACTCCTCTCGGATGTAAATTATAAGGACCAAGCTCACGATTGTATGAGAAATCTATGTAGCCTCCTGTATTGTTTTGGAATTCAGGTGGTACTAAAGCATGGAAATCTCTAACCATGTAGAATAATTGCTGTTCATATCTACGTTGATAATCCATAGCAATCTGTTCACCTTCCTCATCTGCTGTGTAATAATACAAAGCAGTACCTAAAGCTACAACACTACGAAGATATTTATCTGGGATAACATCATAGTTCGTTCTATCTTTAGGACGTCTTGGTGGGAAGTGATATGGACATGGACCTTTAGGTGGTAAAGGTCTAGGTCTAGGTAGACCTGGTTCACCTGGTAAATGAGGTTGTGCAGGAGGACAATAACCTTCTGGTTCAACAGGAGGTCTTGGTCCTGGTGGTGGAGTTGGTACTCCTTCTGGAGGAGTAGGCACTCCTTCTGGTGGAACAGGTGGTTCTGGTAAAAATCCCCAGCGTCTGTTGTACTCATTTACATAATGTTCCCATTCTGAGAAGGTTGGATAACATGCGTTTAGGTGTTCGTTTATATCATCTATAACTCGATCCATAAAGTAGTAAATGTCTGGTTGTCTCAAGTAATCTGAAGCAACGTAAGTACGGTTTATAGTATCTACTAATTTCTTTAATAGCATATTTACCTCCTTATAAAATAAAACAAAGGCGTGAGTGGAGTCTCCTGCCTTTGTTTCTATATGTGTAATTGACCAGGAGAATATTCAAAATTATTTTTGACATCTCCAGCTTTGTTCTGACGAGATATCATAGCATCAACTCTTTTAATCTTAGTGATTATATGAGAAGCATGAGTCTCGTTAACATAATAAGTTTGACCATTGCATGGTATATCAACAACAATTCCATTAACGATCTGTCTTACAACAGAACCTAAATAAGGTGCATAGAATGGCGATATACTAATAGCGACTTTTCTTTCAGCACGGTACTTAGAAACTAAACCTTTACGTTTTGCTTCAGTACGATTGAAATTATGTTCATGAACAGCTTCTGTTGACTTAGTTTCTACAACAGGTGCTGTAGTTTTCTTAGGAGCAGCAGCTTGTTCTTCAACAACTTCATTTAAAAAGTCATCAATGGTTTCCTTTTTACTAGCCATTATTTGTTTCCTCCTTTATACAGATTAATTAAAATCTGCGTTTAGTTGTGTTGGTACGCAGTAGTATAGAGCAACTGCTTCAGTTCTAGTAGAACCGAATCCAACACTGTCAATTTTAAATCCGATAGATTGTCTTTGATCGATAGGGTCTAATACACCAGCAGATCCTAACGCTTTAACATACATCTTAGCATTTCCGTGACCAGCAATCTCAGTTCTAGTTAAGCAATCTGCTCCTAGTACAAAGATACGATCAACTTTAAGTTCAGTCCAAGGTTCACCGCTACCTTGTTCTGCTGTATTATAAGCATCTAAATCCCATACTTTTAAGTTAGGAATATAAGAAGCTTTTTGACCAGTTCTTGAATCATATACATAATTATCTGGATTTCCTTGTGCATCTGTTTTAGCAACTTTATAAGTAGTTGCATCAGCATAAGCATATTCGAAACCACCATTTCCATCAGAACGAGCTACCATTAAGTAGTCATCTTCAGTACCATTAATGATTGCGTGGAATTCTCCAGAGTTATCTACATGCATAGTTTCATAGAACTCTAAACCAAACATAGGAGGAATAGGTCCCATATCATCATAGAAACCTTTAGTAGTTTGATTGATAGTCATGTACTTTTGTACAAGTGGATCTTCAATCATATCGAAATAGAAATCAGGTGTACCAATTACATGGTATCTATTTCCATTACGAGGTTTAACTAATTGTTTCTTCATAGACAATGCAATAACTCTTAGATCTTCTAGACTAGGTTTGCAGTCTAAAGTTAGATCTTGGAAGCTAGCAACTTGTCCAGCATAGAATGCAGAAGCAACTGTTACTAAAGCATCACGTGCTAACAAGTCTAGAGTTTCCATAGCAACGATTGCATACTCTTTTGTATAGTGTGCAATAACTGGATCTATAACTTCAAAGTTAACACGATCAGTGAATTCCATATAACGTCCATATGAGAAAGTATTGATTTCATACTTTTCCATAGAACCTTTATCACTAAATGGTGGAACTCCTTCATCTAGTGGTACGGTGTGAGCTTGTAATGGTGCCCATCTACGAATTTGTAGTTTAGCAGCACCATTTTGAATTGGTGTAGTATTTGCTAATCTGTAGAAAATAAATTGTTTTTCATCTAAACGGATAGTATCTAATAATTGCTTATCATAGAATAATTCTGGTCTAATCGCATAACCGTGATTAGTAAAGTATTCAATGTAACTGTTTATATCAGCTACTGGATTTAAAGCATTTAACATAAATATCTACCTCCTATTAATTATTTCCATGTCAGTTCTATTTAATTTCTTTGGAAACAGTTTGTAATAGGCTATTGAACTCTGCCATTGTCTTAACATCTGTTGGGGCTGGATCTTTCTTACCTGACTTGTTATCAGGAGTAGCAGCCGAATTCGCTTTATTAGATTGTGCTATCCACTTCTGACGTTCATCTTCGATTCTCTTTGTGATAATGTCATCAAAGAACATTCCTTTATATAAGGTGTCGAAGTTAACACCAGGTGCTAACAAATCAATACGATTTTCGATTGCTTTTTGTACAAACGCTTCAACTTCCTTCCCCGACAAGTTGTTCGTTTGTTGTAGAGTCTTAAGCCCTAACATTAATGTTTGGTCTCTTTGACTCTTGGTCAATTCTTTAATCTGTTCTTCTTGCTGATCCATCTTACGAAGAAGTTCTGGATTAGCAGCCATTCCTTGAAGTTGAGCTTGTTTCTTATAAGCTTCGTTTTCTAAAGCTTGTATGAAAGTTTCCTCATCTCCATTGAAATTAGAACCACGCATTAAAGTTTGCATAAATTTTTTATATTTATTATTCTCAGCACGCATCTGTGCAAATGCTTGATTCGCACGTTGTTGCTCTAACTGAGCTTGCATCTGTGCTTGTGCATCAGCTGCAGCATTTTGATCCGCTGTTTGTGTACCGTTATCCCCATTTCCATCTCCTTCTGGAGCAGTTGGATTTTGTGTACCAGCATCTGGATTTTGTGTACCAGTACTTGGAGCTTGTGCTCCATTATTATCTGCAGGTGGCGTAGCATTAGATGTTTGTTGTTGTTGCTGACCAGCATCTGGGGTTCCTGCATTAGGGTCCACGCCAAAGTCTGCTAACAAACTACCGATATCTTCTGGCATTCTTTTTCCTCCTATCTTTTGAGATCGCCGAGTTCTCAGAGGTAGATAGACTACACAGTGTTAGATGGCCACTGGGAGCCTATGCCTATCTAAGTTCATTATAAAATGTAAATATAAAAAAGTCAATACGTAGTATTGACTAATTTACAATTTTAAAAATTTTGTACATTCTTGACGGAATCTTATGTTTACGTACAAAGCTACGCAACTCTACTTCGGTTTCAAAAAGTTCTATATGTTGTCGTCGCATGCTGAAGTATCGAGATGTAGTGTAATAAACTAACACATAGTTTGCTCTCATAATTCACCTACATTATTAATTTTGTTCAACTTCATCTTTTGTATGCATGTTAGTAAGACCAGGGAAATATTGATGAATTGTATCTATTGAACCTTGGTTCTTAACTATAATGTAACAATCACTTGGTACACTCGTAAATGCTTGATTTAGATTACCTTGTGTACAAGGTGTGAAATCCATATTACGCATATCAAGACGTTCCAAACTACGACATCCTGAGAAACCACGTTCCATAGTTGGTTGATAAATATTCCAAGTAGAGAAATCTATTTCTTTAACAGTACCACAATATGCACATACTTGATAAAGATCATTTACTGCAGGTGTGATAGCAGTACCATCGATCTTATCACCTTCAAATCCTCTAAAGAAATTACGTACACTTCCAGTAGCTGTAGTATAAGGATGAAAGTTTTTAATACACTTAACCCAGTTTGGTGGATTAACTGTATCAGAACCAACACCCCATTCTACGGTATCTTTATAGAAATCAGTTGGATCTAGTTCAACACAAGAACCTTCAACATTAAATATATTTGCACCTTTTTTAATATTAGCAGCAACAAGATCAGCATCACCTATAACTGTAACTTTAGATAAAGCAATCTTACCTTCGCCTGTAGGTACAATCTCTTGATCTGCAGTACCTGGCGTTACTGTTTTAGCTTCAGTTGGAGTTGCATTAACAGTAACTGAATCAAGACCTGTATAACCAGCATCTGGTTTAACAGTGAATTTAGTTTTCTTAGGAGTAACAGTCTTATCTTGATTGTTAAAATTATAAACTGAACTTAAATCAACTGGTACATCAACCCAATTAGATTCAAATCCTTTAACTTGAACAAGATAATTCTCAACATGTGTATCTGGTATTGTTGAAGTATCAACAAGCGTACCAAGATAACATTCTTTAACTCCTACATCATTAATAGCGACACGTTCAACACGGTCAATCAAAAATACTTTATTTGGTTCTTCCTTAAGAAACGCTAATTTTAACATAATTTCCTCCTATTTCTTTCTTCCACCTTTACATCTCTTGCATGCCATATGGTTGTTCACTTCCCATCTCACCCATTTGTGCAGCTTGAGGTGTTCCAGCAACTAAGTTCTGAATATCACCAGTGTCTGGTGTATTACCTAGCGTATTAGCTTGTTGCTCAGCTTGAAGTTGTGCTGCAACTCGATCAACAGCATCTGTAGGCTCCATTCCGCCCTCTACTAAATCAGAGAACATCTCAAGAGTCTTAGCAACTTGCTCAGTAATTCGAGTATTTCTTTGAATACCCATACGTTTAAAGATCATATCTCTAAATGGAATGTCTTGCATTAGTAACCATTCTTCAACTGTAATGATTTCAGGGTCTGGTTTATATTGAGCTTGCTTTTCAAGTAGCATATTGGCAACAGCAGACAATCTTTGTTTGTTACGAGGTAGATAAGTTTGAATATCTATGTCATAACGGAATCTAATGTCGTCATCAATCTGTGGAAAATCAAATTCAACAGTTTTAACTTGCTGCGTAATAGGATCTTTAACAGTATAAGTACGTTTATCTCCGAATTGTACAAGATTATTAACAATAAGTTCTGTTAATCTCTTGGTATATTGCTCATATAAAGCAATCTTAGTGTTATCACGCATAGTAGTATTGGCTGTAAGTGCATCCATACCACCAGTTGTCTGTATAGAACCTGTATCTTTACCTGCATACATCGCATCAACACCAGATGCAACCTGGATATCTGTTCCAATGTTCGCTTTTACCTGTAAAAGTTCAGGTGGAAGTGGTGGGAACTGTCCATAATGCACTGCATTCGTTGCGTCACCGTTAACTGGGAACGTTTTATCTGCATCGTTACCGTATTTAGCGAATTGACGTAGATTAATTCCTGATTGAACGTTGACAAAACGAGGTGGACGCTGTGCTTTGTACGCATACGTAGCATAAATTGAATTAAGTAAGTCGTATGTTAAATAATTACCGAAGATTTTAGCTGGTTCAGATGCTCCAACTAGGTCTCCTGATGGTAAATTACAGTACAATAACGAGAATGGGAACATTCTTGGTTTCAAATCTTCCTTACAATACAACACATAAGCGTCATCTAGTAGGTGAATCTCTGCAATTTTGTAGCCATCGTTGTTATCTGCATTATATTTTACATACAAATAGGTAATTCTGTGGTAATTTTTAGAAGAACCGTCTGCTAATTTACGGTCAACAGGCTGTAAAACGTGAGGTTCTGCCTCATAACCACCCAATTCTTTACCTAAAGCCTTAGTTAATTCCTCAAGTCTTTCCTTATAAATCTTTTTCGTGTTGATAAGTGTCAATGAATAGTCATCAAAGTAGTAACAATAGTCTGCATTATCGAATTCATCGGCATATGGATCCCTTCTGAACTTCATTGGGTCAATATTTTTTAGAATAATATCGCCTTTATACCAGAAATTTTTAGTTCCACCAATGATTTCTTTGCTCCATCCTACCATTGTTACACCTAAATTTAACAAAGCAGCACGCTCACCAGCTAACATTTGAAAGTGATCCGCTTTAATATTTGCCCAGATTGTATCCATAGCTGAGTTAAACTCGTTACATAACTGAATATCATCTTTAGATCTAGGCATTAGTTCCCCATAACGTCCAACTGTATAAATTGAAGCTAAGATATTTTCCTTAACGTAGTTTACCCAGTTGGTATCTGGTGTTAATTGATAAGACGGAAACTTTGCTTTAACAACTTTCCATACTTTACCACGATCAGCACCATCCAAAATACGCATACGCTGCATCGCTTTAGTGTAATGTGCGTTTGTGTCTCGAATCTTTTCTTTTAAATCATTCAAACATAAACCTTCAGGTAGTAAGTATGAACCGTAAATATCTTTCTCTGATTTCTTACTCATTCATTATCACTCCCTCCGAAGATTTCATTGACTTCATCAACAATACTTCTCATATCTTCATAGGCCTTGTCTTCTTCTGCATCTTTGTTATGCATAACTTCAGACATCTTTGGCATTAAAGATTCAGGTATTGGTTGTACTATGTCTTCGTTTTTATGATGAATCTGTATTTGGATTGGCTTCTTTGTAAAGACCAATGCAATCAAAATTCCAAGAATAAAAAACAAAACATCAATCATAATAATCTCCTTTCTCTATACCAAATGCTGTTCCTTGGTCATCGAATGTTCGAGTCTCTGGCTCGTTGCTAGATAACTGCCATCCACCTCGATTTCTTTTCTCGGTTTCTTCTTCTAATGAACGACCGTACTGGTCGAACATATCTAAATACAGCTTACGTGGATCAGCTGGAAGCTCCATACAAATCCACTCAAGTGGTGTAATACTGTGATCGTTCTTATCAATAGGTTCATCTTTGGCAGACGTAGTGTCATTAAGAGACCTAGGTTTGAACTTACACTCTCGCATTTCTTTAATTAAATACTGGCAACAATCGTAAACTTCTAAACGTCCTTGCTCAATGTAATCGTTCAGTCTATAAATTCTTGCTTCCCTATTAATGAATCCTGGTTTAAAAGATACTCCGTATTCTTGGTAATGTGTAATAAGATCTTTTTTATCGTAGTCTCTTTTATTATTCTTCGGATCAATAATAGGTGTGGTATACCATTGTCCTATCTGTACATCTTTTGCTGCTTCTTTAAATAAATCAGCAAGTTCCTTAACAGATGTGTTGTTCGTTCTAATGTCTTTATAGATTACCAGCTTTCCTCGATCGGTATCTATGAATCCAAACAGGAACACAGATGGATCTTGAAGTCCGTAGTCATGCGCTGCAATAACTTTGTACTTCGGTGGAATGACAATCTTCGAAGGTGTGGGAACAATGCACTTCGCAAAGTTCGGATAAACAAGACCTTCGGCAAAAAGGAACGAACCGTAAATGTATCTTCTTACCCACCACTCAGGTTTATTCTTAGTGTTGACCGCAATATAGTCATCGGGTAAGAAAGTATTAACGTCTGTCGAAGCGACATGAGACGCAATATTAGGATCCAGTTCTTCAAGCAGCTGGTCGTAGTGTTCGTTACAGAATCTACCGTGCTGCGTTATTTTGTCAGATACTAATAAAATATCTGTACGTATCCACCCCGAATCTGGGTTCGATTCACATATCAACTTACGCCAGTCGTGAACTGTAGGTGGTTGATCTGCATAGATAGATGGAATGACCCTACGTCCTGCAGTGTTACGTAAACGAGTTTTTAACTGGTGAAACGCTTCAGCCTGCACTTCGGATGCTTCCAAAATAACAACTAAGGAATAATTGTTTGAACGTAGTTTATCTGGATCGTCAAACGGACGCAACATAATACGTGCATCGTTAATGAAATCTAAATACGCCTTTTGAACATTCCTAGCTTTTAGAAATGCTAAGGGAAAAGATTTCTCAAAGTCACGTAAAATAGTTTGCTCATACTGAGATGTAACATTCGCTCCAACTAAGATATTGGCATTCGGTGTAATGAGAATGTGTTTCTCAATCTCCTTTTCAGATGTCTTTGTCTTACCTGTTCCGTAGGAACCGAAGTTTCCAATAATACGGTGAGTGTCTCTATGCACCGCAGTCTGGTGCTCCATAGGAGTGTACGTATCTACATACGTGTTACAAACAGGGTTCGAACACTCAAGCCAATCGGTAGACGGTGCACCTGAAATAGATATCGTTGGTTGAAGTAGCGAGTGGCATCTCGGACAATGTTTATAGATCTTGGGCATGTAGAGCCTCTGGATTTAATTGAGTTTGTGTAGAGCTTGGTTTCTTTTTAAAAGATTCCTTTAACAACTCTTTCTTAAACTTTTGAATGTTCCGATGAGCTCTTTGTTTCTCTTGTGGAGATAAATGCGAGTATTTCTTTTTAACTATATCTTCTTCTGCTTTGGCGATAGCATCTGCAGTCACATCAGGTCGAAGTTCAAACTCAGGGGCGTACTGTTCAAGAACTGAAGAAACTGCAACATTGTACATGTCGTACAATTCAGACTTAATTGCGATCAGTTTCTTATACTGTTCCTCTGTAGGTTCTTGTGGTAACATTCCACCATTGGCAGATATAGTATAAGCATTTAAAAGATGTAACGATAATGTGTGCAAAAGTTGAAATGCATGATCTAGTGTTAGTTCTGGAGACACAACGCAGAATGCTTTATCGCCTTCAGTACCTATAGCTATAAGAGAAGATGCATCAACTTCCTTATTTTCAATCTTTAGTTTCATGTTTTCCTCCTAATCTGATTATAACAAAAGGGTACAAGAAAAGCAATACTAAGTATTGCTTTCAAGAAGAACCAACATGACCATGTCTAGCATGGCAATTTAAATATAGCACGGATGAACTTTTTTGTAAATAGAAAATGAATTGATGTTTTATTAATAGCCACACACACTAGGCTATTCTGGGATTTAGGGCTATGCCCCTTTGGAAGCAATTTCAAGCCCAACCCAGGGTCTAATTTTTAATTTTCAAACCCTTAACTTATAATTTTAATACCACGACTTTCTATTAAAGTTACGACACATACTATTTCTCAGATTCACAAGTCCATTTAGGCAAGGAACAAATATTGTATCAATTTTGACTATGTTCCTCCAACTTTTTTGGGCCGCTTTTTTATGATACAAAAAAGGGCAATTTTGTACACACAAACTTTTTTTCGACTCCTATGACTTCCTTAGCAACTTGCATTTTTGCTACAATTTTTGTATCATTTCAAAAGCTCTAACATTCTATGATACATATATTGTATCAATTTCTATACTTTGACCCCCTCATATAACTTTTTAAAAAAAAGTTTTTCGGAACAGTTTTTGTATCATACTATTTTACTATATTAATCATAGTTTTACTATTTTGATACAATATTCGTATCAAAATATCTAGTACTATTAAAGTCCTATTTCTCATATGAAAAGGACTTGTAAACCATCGAAATAGTATACACGTGCAACCTTAGCTCGTAACAAACCAAATTTACTTCGTAAATTTTCGCTTTCGTTCACATTCACTACGTTCATTTTATTCTCATGCCGCTGGCACTCGAATAAGAACTCAATCGACGGGCTCAAGTGCATTAGAGCAGCTATCGAAATGACGAGAGCCAAGACTGCAGAATGACACTGTATGTTGTGAACCGTTAGTTGAGCCCTGGTTTTTTACTCGCCAAGAGAGCACGTTACAGCCTCGTAAAACGGCGTATTCCAACATATCACATTACTTACAATGTCTTCTATTATAGTTAATTAAAATTACGACTTCTTTCTACTACGCCTTTTTACTTGCCGTTGCACTTCTTGGGCTTCATTTTATTTAACACTGAATCTACCAATTTAATATTGTCGTAGATGTTATTTGTTGTGCAACGTCAGTCTGTTGTGTCCTACAGAAATTAACTAGGTCTAAAACCTCTCAACTTTGTTGAGATGTTCTAGACCATTCCAAATCCCCCTTTCTTTCACAGGATGGCATGCTGCCATCTGTAAAACAAGTGTTGCCCTACGGCGTCTCGCTTCGCTTGCCACTTGTTTTCCATTTGTCAGCACCGCTCACTTTGTTCACTTGCCTTAACCTAATCAGAAAGGAGGATTTGAAATGGAGAACATCAAATCAACAAAATTGAGAGGAGACCTAGTATATAATTTCTTTAAGGACTACAACAGAGACGTTGCAGTTTACAACAAATACCATAACGACAATGTTGAACAATTAAATTGGAACGATTCAGTTGCTAAGTTAAATAAAATGTCTAAAGCCCAAGAAACTATGTGCAACGTTGCAATTAAAAAGGCTTGGAAAGAATATTATAAAATAATTGAATCTGAATTAAATCCTATAATAGAAGACATTTTAGGTGTAAGTAATTTTAAGGATATGTGGTAATACCACGTATCCTTATTTTTTATTTACTAAGGGGATTAATTATAAACGACTAAAAATACAAATGAAAAAGAATTAATTATATACGACTAAAGGTACGAAAAGGAATCAAGGTGCCCCTGCCAACCGTCCCCACCAGGGACCCGATACACTTCCAATTATACCACCATTCAAGTAGTCAAGGACACTACGAGCAGAGCTCGTTCCTCCTTGACAACACGAACTGGTGGTCTAGTAAAAGTGTTATTTATATATAATTATATAAATGATTAAGCTTATTTTAGCTTAAGTTGAAGTTTTAGCTTATTGCGACGAACTTCAGCGAGTGAAGTTCTTGATATAAAGAACTTTAGTTTAGTTTTAATAAAGAAAGGATTGATGAAAAATGTTAGTAACTAAACCAATTCTAGGTAAAAAAGATGTAGTAATCCTAGATGCTACAAAGAAAGGTACAGAAGATAGATTCACTATCGTAATTGAAATGAAAGTTAAAGGAACAGAAAGAACATTTAAAGATGTTTTATTCTACGATGCAGCAAATACAAATAGAATATCTGTATTACCAGCTATCATTTATGCGTTAGCAGAACAAACTAATTTACCTGTAGAAAAATTCAGAACTGAAACTGAAGACTCATATGATTTAGATATCGATAAGGTATTAAAACATATTAAAGGAAAAGAAATTAAAATTGAAAGAACTTCAGTAGTATCTGAAAGAAATGGTCAAACATATTACAATGTTAATTACAGACCAGAAGAAGAAACAGAAGTAGAGTTATAATACTCTGCTTCTATTTCAAAATTATAAGGAGTTTAAAAATGAAAGTAATAAGTGAATATCAATTAACACAAGATGAAATTAAAAATTATCGTAACAAAGGTTACGAAGTATATTATGGATATGAAAATCCAATTATAAAACCTGGAGAATCAGTAGGATTCTTATTAGATACTATGTATACAACAACAATAGATTTAATAACAGGATTATTACATAGAAAAACTAAATCTAAAATTAGTATTAAATATAAAGATAAAACTTATAGTGTTAGTACACCTGATGAATGGGAGTATAAATACTATAGTGATAAAGACAGAAAATGGAAAAGAAATATACATCCTATATTAGAAGAATACTATTTAAAGCGTTCAGAATATTTTGAAAGACAAGAACAAATAAAGAAATCAAATCATATGAATGCAATATTAGATTACTATGATAATAAAATCCCAGAAGATCTAGATAACATACTAAATACATTCGCAAGATTGTATGAAGTACCCGTAGATTATGAATCACTTGAATCAAAACTAAGAGCGTATGCTAGTATCAAATACTATTTAGATAACGATATAGAATATTCACGAGACATATTAGGAACTCCAGTTAATGAAGAACCAATGTTCGAAACAATATCATTTGGAAATGAAACATATTTAGAAGATATGATATACAAGTGTACAGACAACTTGAGTTAATGTCTTAACTATGTTATAATAAAGATATACAGGGAGTTTGGAAAGGAGAACTATGAGACTGCTTACAGAATCCAAGTATAATTATTTGGTTAATACTGCGCTACAAGTATTAAGAGCACAGAATGATGTAAAGAGAAAACAGTTCGTTGTAGATAGAAAACAAAAAGTTATAAATAAAATAAAAAGACAACTAAATAAAACAGATGTTGATGCAACTAAAGTAGAACTGCAGCAAACATTAGCCAAAATACAAGACATTGTTATTAATGATTAAATCTATTACCCCCATATGTGCTACTTAGGTAGCACAGAGCATAAGGTTATTTATTACTTTGTTCCCTTATGTTCTGTGGTATCTAAGTATACCCGTCAGCTGACGTGGTAGGACGAAAACAATCCACGGTCTCACAGACAGTTGTTGATAGCGTATAAGTTTAAGCGGTGTTTACTAGGGTAAAATCACTCAGTATCACCTCCTTTCTATGAGTATTTATATGGTAAAGTTAAATATGTTGCCAACTGCTAGCTTAAACTTATTACTAATGGCATTAGCAGGTGCGGTCGCCAGAGTCGAACTATATGATTGAGCCTATCGGTGATAGGTATAACATGCTGGAATGGATCATATGATTTTCAACGAATAAAGTTTAATTTCGGAGTCGTCTGTAAGGTGTTAATTCACCTACTATCTTATAGCATTGTTGTTGTTGCTATCGCACAACAATGTGTGTTATTGATATTAATTATCTCGTTCCCCATAACAGATATTTAATATAAATTTTAGAAAGGAGTCATATTGATATGGCAAAAGCAAAAGTTTTAGATGACAAAGTTGTCATCACATCTGAAGTTTTAACAAATGAAAATATTGAAAGGGTAAGTATTCTAAAACCATCTGTATTGATTTTAAAAGATGAAGAAGCAGATAAAGTTTTATATGAAGTTACAACAGGTGATTGTAATTCTATTACAAATTACGGTGCTATCTTCAAAGATGGTAAAGCAATCGCTGGATTATCTGTTGATGCTGATAATGAAGAAGCTCGTAAAGCTAAAATGAAAAACATTATCACAGGTATCTTAGTTAAGATTGGTGCTATTGAAGACCAAGTTACTGAGTACCTAGAAGAAGCAGAAACAATCGAAGCAGATGTAGAATTCTTAGACTAGAAAGGAACAAAAGTATGATAAGAGTAATCGTTGGAACAACAACTCAAAGAGTTGAAAAGAATTATTCACCAGCTACTACACTAAGAGAAATTCTAGAAGATAATGCTGTTGACTATTCAGTTGCTCAAGTTATGTTAGATGGGGCTTCATTACAAGCAGGTGATATGGACAAAACATTATCAGATATGAATGTAACTGAAAAGTGTATGCTTATCGCTGTTGTTAAAGCAAATAACGCTTAGTTAAAACTAAGAGAAAGGGATAGTACACTGTGCTATCCTTTTTATTTTTATTGAAAGGAGAATTAATATGTTAACTTTACAGAGTAGAAGATACTCTAATACCTATGAGAACCCATATTATTATGCAGGTACATCTGAAAGATTAAGTTGCGGTGATAGATTTAACAGATTAAATGGACATTACTTCCATTCACCAGCACCTATAATGCACGCAGATTTACCATTGCATATGAATGGTATAAAATTTAATAGATATTATTTTGGTTTCGATCCTAATGTACAAGATCGTGAAGATGAATCTATACAAACAATTAAAGATACATTATTAAATATGTTTAATACGTGTACGAATGACCAATGTATATTTGTAACAGGTTATGTAAATGCTGAAGACTTCGATCACGCAGGTGATGAGTTTATTGATACAGATATCTGGACAGAATACACAGGTGATGGTGTTAAAACATTATTCTTTAAATGCGTAGACCAAACATCATTGCGTGAATCAGAAAGACAAGGAAGAAACATTCAACAAAGAATAAGAGTGTTTAAATCAAAAGCAAAACACATTATATTAATGCTTACAAACTATGCAGATACTGATCAAGAATCAGAAACATTCTTAGCACTAGGTTTAGTACCAGTATTCTTTGAAGACTGGAAAGAAAAATTTACAACAGAAGAAATGGAATACTTTAGATGTTTAGTTAATCGTTCACAGGTTAAAAGAATATCTAATGTTAAACCTACAAATCTGTTTGCAGTTCTAGAAAGATTAGAAAAGTATGGAGATCTTGAAAGACAAATAAGATATAAAACATTATTCCAAAACTTAGCAGAATCTAGAGTTAGAGTAGTTGAACAAGAAGTTCAAGAGTATCAACACAGAGCTGAGTCAGCATTACAACAATATGATGATGCACTTAAGCGTGTTAATCAATACGAAATAGTAATCAATAAATATCGTGAAGGTACAAGTGACTTGATAGATGAGTTACAAACAGTAGCTAAAATGAAAGGTGTGTACGATATTAACAGATACAATAACAATATGATTAAAATTATATTCCGTGCACCATTAGATTACTATGATTCAGATGAAGCAGAGTGTGCATTAAGAGGAGTAAGAAATGAAACTGTTAAAAGATTTTATGATGAAATATTTATTCAACAAAAATATAAATTAATAGTAAGAGTAGATGCTTATTTTTCATTCGCACATACAGAAAGTTTTCAAGATTTTAATAGTATAAATGAAAGTGATCTTAGAGATACTAACTCTACATTTAATCCACATTATCAATTCTATCATTGCTTAGGTGATTACAAACCTACATTGATTAAAGCTATGAGAGATCAAGACTTAACTATGTTCGTTAATGTAGCATTAGCAGCAGCTAGAAGTATTAACTTTAAAGATGGTGCAGTTATGAATAGATGGACAGAGTATTGGGCTAATATATTCGAGAATGAAAATGAATATTATTTAGGTATGAAATGTTTAGAGAAAGATGGACAGTTATATTCATTAGGTCAATGGTTACATAATGATTTTACTGAACCAGATCCAGAGATTAATGTAATAGAACCGAGGGATATCTAATGAAGAAACAATTAATTAATATAAATCCTATTAAGGAACAAGTTAAACAAAGACTATTAGAAAAATATGATACTACAGTATTTATGAATACATCTAAGATAGAATTAAAACTTGACATCGAAGATATGTTAAATGAATATATTGAACAACAACATATCACAGAACCTACAATATACATAACACCTAATGCATATATTAAGATGCGTATGTTAGTAGATAAATCAGATAAAGAAGTAGGATGGTATGGAATAGTAAATGAAATGCCAGGACTAGAAGCTACATATATTATTGAAGACATTGTAGTTTATCCACAGAAAGTAACAGGTGCTACAGTTGTACAAGATGATGATAGACTATTTGAATTTGAATTAAGTCTTACAACTGAACAAGTAAATCATAAAAGATTTCACGGACATTCACATGTTAATATGGGAACAAGTCCATCAGGTGTAGATGAAAACTTCTATCAAGATATATTATCTCAAGTAACTGATTACTTTATCATAACAATAACTAATAAACGCAATGAATATACAACTAGATTTTATGATATGAGAAATAATATTATGTATGAAGATGTTGTTATTCAATTAATACAAGATGATGGTGTACCGTATCTTGATTGGTATGAAGAACAAAAGAGTAAAGTTGCACCAGAAACTCCCATCATTCATAACTATCCCAGCACAGGATCAGCTCTTAAAACATCACAAACAAAATTCTGGGACGACGATGAATGGGAAGATGATAAAATCTGGGACCCATATCTTTACAGTTATGTTGACCCCGAAGAATATAAAAATATTTATGGTCGTGATTATGCTGGTGAGTTTGATAATTATTATGCTAATAGTAAAAGGAGATTAGTTAATGGAAAAAGAGGAAGACCTAAAAAAGGTAAGAGCAATTAAACAAGGTGATGTATTATATGTAGCTGCAGGTAAAAGTCACTTCGTTCCTGCGTATGTATATTATCTATTAGAGTATCATGAGTGTAATAAAGTAGCATTCGGTATGTCATTAAAAGAATATAAAAAGAAAGACTTAAAAGGAAAGGAAAATTGGAATGATGTTTAAAAAGAAAGTATTAAAAAGCTTTGAAGATTATATTCAAGCTGAAGGTATAATTAAAATAGAAAAGAAACCAGGTAGAGAACGCAGTGCTATGTTTGTTAACGGAGATAGCTTAACAATACAAGTTATGTTATGTTCATTCTTTGAAATGCTAATGAAAGAAAATGTTTTCACTGAAGAAGATTTAAAAGATATGATAAATATGGCAGTTAAAGGAGGTAATCTTAATGATGAATCTAAGTAAATCATTAGAGTACTTCGATCCTATTAATGATTATGAAGGAGCTATACATATAATAGGTATCGGAGCTATGGGTTCTAGAATAGCAGAACTATTAGTTAGATTAGGAGTACCTCGTATACATATCTGGGACTTCGATACAGTTGAAGATAAAAATATAACTAATCAAATCTATTTCCAAACACAAATAGGAATGAAGAAAACAGAAGCTTTAACTGAAATATTACATATGATTAATCCTACGTGTGAAGTTAAGACTCACGATAAATGGGAAGGTCACGCGTTATCTGGTTATATATTTCTATGTGTAGATAGTATAGAACTAAGATATGAAATTGCTTCTAGTTGTAAAGACAACCCAAAGGTTAAAGCTATGTTTGATACTAGAATGAGATTAGAAGATGCACAATCTTACGCAGCAGATTGGACAGATGAAACTCAAAAGAAAATGTTTTTATCATCAATGGAATTTACTGACAGTGAAGCAAAGGATGCTACGCCCGTGTCTGCTTGTGGCACGACACTGTCTGTTGCTAGTACAGTAGTATCTACAGCTGCATTTACAGTTTCGAATTTCATTAACCTAATTCGTAAACATAAATGTAAGTCAATGATATTTACTAATGCTTTCGAGCATACAATAATTACAATTTAATAACAGTATTAACTAATTAACTTTAGTTGCTTCTATCTAGAAAGAGGAAGTTTCAAATTGTTAGAGCGAGAATACCAAAAGGTGATTCCGAAGGAGCTGTAAGCTTACGTAACTGGGGCCCGCAATGGCTGCCAGATGCAGATGATTGCTTCGACTGTACACCCAACTTCTGGATTATCCGACGCATTCGCACTGCAGTCACAAGGATCCATCCCCAGGGAGTCTCCTCCCCGCTCTACATCTTTTATAACAGTGTTATTAAATAGAAAGGAGAACCATGAATATAAGATTAGCTGCTAGATTACAAGAAGAAAGTATTGTAGATGGACCAGGACTTCGTGCAGTTATCTGGACACAAGGATGTAATCATCACTGTCCTGGCTGTCACAATCCACAGACTTGGAGATTTGAAGGAGGTGCTTTATTCTCCGTAGCTGATATTAATCATGCTATTGGAAAGTTAAAGTACCACGATGGCATAACATTTAGTGGTGGCGATCCCATATATCAAGCTGCTGCTTGTTATGAGATAGCTAAGTATGCCAAGAATAAAAACTTAAACATCTGGTGTTACACAGGATTTAAATATGAAGAACTAATTGCTATGAACAATAAAGATATAAATAACTTCTTATCTGTCATAGATGTATTAGTTGATGGTAGATTTGTAATGGCCGAAAGAAGTCTAGATTTATTATTTCGAGGTTCAAGTAATCAGAGACTAATCGACATGAAAGAAACTCGTAAGCAAGGCAAAGTTATATTATTTAATGAGGAGGAATATTTAAATGGAAACTAAGAAAGAAGTAGTAGGAGAAGGAGTTAAGTTCGAAAGAATAAGAAGGATTACAGGCTATTTAGTCGGAACTCTAGAAAGATTTAACGATGCTAAATATGCAGAAGTTAAAGATAGAGTAACGCACGATGGAAAGGAAGATACTAATGTACCTAACAAGCATTAAAAAAGGAACAGCACCTATAGAAAATACAGGTACTTCTAATATAATAGACGAACTATTTGGTATACCTCATGAAGAAAATATAATCCCTTCTAAATTTTATAGAACAAGAACAGCCGTAGTTAATAACTACGGTTTATCTAACTCTTATTATGATAATATAAATAAAATAAAAAATAGTATTTTAAATTTTATATCTGAACATGATTTAAATGAGATGTATGAACACTTCACTATACCTAAAAGAACAGGTGGAGTTAGACATATAGATGCACCTAATGAAACACTAAAAGAATATATGAAAGATATTAGTGCAGCTATATTAAGAACTTTTAAATTATTATCTCACGATTCTGCATTCGCTTATGTTAAAGGACGCAGTGTAATAGATGCAGTTAAAGAACATCAAACAAATAATTCTAACTGGTTCTTAAAGATAGACCTTAAAGATTTCTTTGGTAGTTGTTCAAAAGATTTTATTGTGAAACAATTATCACAGGTATATCCATTCGCTGAAGGATTACAAGAAGGTCCTATATATAGAGAAGCAACTGAAGGATTTATAAATGATCTAGCTACTCTTGCGTGTTTAGATAATAAGTTACCACAAGGTACACCTATCTCACCTTGGTTAACTAATCTTATTATGATTGAGTTTGATTATAAGATAAATAAAATGTTAACAAAGATACATGAGAAAGGATTAATAAAACAAAGATATGTTTACACAAGATATGCAGATGATATATTAATATCTGCTAAACAAAAATTTGATTACGATACAATCATAGAAGAAATTAAAAAGATATTTAAAGATACACCTTTAACTATTAAAGATGAGAAGACTAGATTCGGTTCATCATCAGGTCGTAATTGGAATTTAGGTATAATGTATAATAAAGATAATGAATTAACTGTTGGTCATAAAAAGAAAAGACAAATCAAAGATAACATTTATTACTTTATAAAGTTTAAAGATAACTTTGATCTATCAGAATGTCAATGGTTATTAGGTAACATCAGTTGGTTACGTGCAGTTGAACCAGAATATACTGATGGATTATTAAAATATTATACAGATAAATTTGACATCAATGTATGGCAGACACTATTAGATAAAATAAAATCTTTTAGTGACTAGACACTAGACAATTTGTTAAGAATATGATACAATAAATGTATCAAATCAAGACAGCTTATAGCTATTAGCATAAGTATCAAGAAGTTAATGTACGAAATTTCTCTGCGAACCTGCTGAAATTTTTCAGGGCGTGAAAAATTTCAGGCATGAACGCATCAAAATTTTGATATTAGTAGTGTCTTGTAGTAAGGAGGAAATGTATGATGACAGGAATTGATGCGCAAAGTATGCCACAACAAAGACTAGATGAGATAGAGTTCTACAATTATATTAAAAGATTGATAGAACAATACAATCATAATGTGGTTATCTTTGACTTGATAGATGTCTTCGCAACCTTTGGTGAGATTGTTCCTGCTACAATTAAAAGATTAGTACAACAAGTATATACAAATGATAAGAATCTTGTACCTAGTAGGGAAGAACAATTAATTGTTTATAGAAAGAAAGGTTATTCGATGAGACAGATAAGAGATATAACTGGTATACATCCTAACACTCAATACAGATTGTTAGAGAACATGCGAGCTAATAGAAACTTACGTCCATCAATAGCACCTAGACTAGATGAAGATACTTATCATAGTATGAAAGCATTTATGAATGAGATAAAGAAATTTAAGGAGGTATAATATGGCAGCACTTAAGATGATGGATATCAAATTCGCAGATGATGAAGAAGATATGTATGAGATGCAAGAGTTTATGAATGAGATTGGACAAGATGCATTGTTTATGAATCATTATGAACTATGTGCTAAGACAGAAATATCTCCTATTGCTTGGAAGAAATTCTTAACTGATCCAAGAGTAGCTGCATTTATACAAGAAGAACTAGAGCTACTAAAGAAAACTAAAGTAGCACTAATGCTTAAAGATGTAGAGACAAATAAGAATACAGGTCAAGCTCAGCTATTAAATACTCTGCTTAACCAAACAAAACAAACAGAAAGAAAAGAAGGACCTGTGTTTATATACACACAGATACCTTTGAATGAGCATGAACAGCATGCAGAAAATGTGGTGATGATAGATGGCGTTGACCCCTTTGCGAATGACTAGCAAGAAAGATAATGTTAAAGGTACAGGAAGATTTGATAAAGAAGAAGTCTTCCCTTGTACCGAAATGTTAATGCGTAGAGCAAAAGTACCAGAAGCCACAATTAAATCTGTACTTGAAAAACAAAATACAATTAAAGAAAATTTAAAAGAAGAAACAATAGATGGACTTCGTCCTTATCAGATAGAAGATGTAAAGTTCATAGCAGCTAGAAAGAACTGTGCTTGTTTTAATGAACAGCGTACAGGTAAAACTCCAACTGCATTAAGATCATTATTAGAAAGAGATGTTAATAAGTTTTTAATTGTCGCACCTGCATCTACAATATATACCTGGGCAAATGAAGTAAGGAAATGGAATAAACAAGAATGTATAGTTGTAGATGGTACAGCTGAAAAGCGTAAGAAGTTAATTGAGAATTGGAATACAGGTGGACTTGTTATTAGTTATGAATGTTTAAGAGAAGTAACTAGATATAATGAAGACAAACATGAGTACACTGTCACAGGTGATCTACATTATATTAAGAAACATTTAAAAGATATTGAAGCATGCATATTAGATGAAGCACATAGAATAAAGAATCATAAATCTAAACAAGCAGAAGCAATGTTTAGTTTATCAGGTATCCCTATTAAGATAGCATTAACAGGAACACCTGCACCTAATAAACAACATGAAATATTCAGCATACTTCATTGGTTATTCCCAAATATATTTACAGGTTATTGGAGATTCATTGATTATTATTTTATACAAGAAACAAGATGGAATGCTAACGGAGAATACACAGAGATATCTACATTCCAACGTGGAAAAGATTTAGAACTACAACAATTTTTAAAAGTTGTTTCGACGCGACGCTTGCGTGCGTCTGTTATGGAGTGGTTGCCAGATAAAGATTATGAAACTATCAAACTTGAATGCACTAAAGAACAAAATAAATACATGCAAGAGATCAAAGATAATTTTGAAATCGGAGATGAAACTGTAATGGCAGTTAATATATTAGATGTATTAATTAAAACAAGACAGTTATGTTTAAGTCCTCAAGTACTAGAACTTAAAGGTTCATCACCAAAAGTAGACTGGATTAAACAATACTTAAAAGATTATCCAGAGAAAAAGATTTTAATATTTAGCAATTTTACTAAATGGTTAAAGTTATTAGCTAAAGAATTAAACTGTGATAATCTTATAATAGGAGAAACAAGTAAAGCTAGACGCGAACAGTTGAAAAATGATTTTCAAAATGGTAAGATTAAATTATTGTTACTAAATATTAAAGCAGCAAAGGAAGGTATTACATTAGATACTGCATCAACAGCAATCTTCACAGATAAGTATCCACCTGTTGGAGATATACAACAAGCTGAAGATAGATTTGTTGCAACAACTAAAGATAAAAAAGATACAGGACATACAATAATTAATCTAATTATGAAAGATAGTTATGAAGAAAACATTGAGAAACTTTTAAATAACAACGCAAGTGATATAGATGTTATTAATAACTATATTAATTATTTAAAAGGAGGTGAATAGTATGATAAATATGTTCACATTAGTAGGAAAGTTAGCTGATATTCAAGACAATGCTTTCGTTATGAATGTTCCAAGATCGTATAAGAATGAAGAAGGTATCTATGAAAACGACCAATTCGTTATTGAAATATCACAGAACATTTATAATAATATGATTAACTATTGTAAAGTTGGAGATATGGTAGCTGTTAAAGGTTCACTTGAATCAAAAGACTTTAGAGTTTATTTAAAAGCAGACAAGCTAACATTCTTATCATCGAAAGGAGGTGAGTAAAGTGGTAAACAAATTCCGTAAAGTTGAGCGTCAAAAAGTTAAAGCTGCAATCATGATAGAAGGTTTACAAGGTACTGGTAAATCTGGATTAGCATTAGCATTTGCAAAAGCATTAGCAAGTGACTGGTCTAAAGTATATGCAATAGATACTGAAAGTCAATCATTAGATTTGTTTGATGGTGTTAAATTAAATACTGGAGAACCTGTTAAGAACTTTAATAAGGTAGACTTAACAGCTGATGATGGATTTGCACCAAGTAACTATATGGCATTACGTGAAGCAGCTATAGCAGACGGTGCTGAAGTTGTTATAATGGATAGTATCTCTCATATGTGGAATCGTAAAGGAGGACTATTAGATAAAGTAACTGAAGCACAAGCAGCAGGTCTTGATAACTATCGAAGCTGGGGTACAGATGAGAATAGGAAGGAAAAGGAATTGATATTCGATTTAGTCCGTTCACCTAAAGCACACATCATTACAACTGTTAGAGATAAGGAAAAGTTTGGATTAGAGTTTGATGAAACTAGAGGTAAGAACAAAGTTGTATCTCTTGGTGAACAACAGATACAACAAGAAGGATTAAAATACGAACCTGATTTAGTTTTAAGAATGGTATCAGCAGGAGCACCTGATGGTACAGCTCCAGTTGCAGAAGTATTAAAATCAAGATATACAATCTTAAGAGTTGGTGAAGAATATGCATTTACTGCAGAACTTCTAGAGCAAATAAGACAATACTTAGCTGAAGGTGTAGATCCTGAAGTATTACTTAAAGCACAAAAGGAAGAAGTAATGAATGCTATTAAAAGTTATTGCACAACACCAGCAAGAAAGAGTGTATGGAAATCCTTAAAAGAATCTGCTGGCTTTGATGGTAAGCTAGAAGATATGCCATTAGGTACAATGAAACAATTATACCATCAATTAATTTCAGACTAGGAGGTACATATGAAATCTGAAGAAATGAAACAATTAAAATTAAATGATGATGGAACAATCAGTGAAGAAGCTATTGAAGAAATCAAACCAGAACCTGTTAACTACAACAGATTAGATAAGGTTGATTTAATTAGATTATGTAAAGAAAGAGACGAAGCAATTAAGTCTTACGAATCTGAAAGAAAAAGTAGTAAAGAAGAATATGACAAGAGTTTTAGTGAGATGGCTAAATATTATGTAGCACAAATTAAAGAACTTCAAGCAGCTCTTGGATATTATCAACGCAAGTTTAATATGATTAAACAATTAATTGATTTAGAAAAGGAGGAACAAAATAATGATACAATTCAACGCGCTTCCAAAAGAGAAGCCTAGTCAAAACACTATTAAGAATGGTAGATATACTGCAACAATCTTTAAATGTGAAATGAGAACAAGTAAAGAAACTGGTAATGAATATCTAAATGTATCATTCTTATGTGATGGTGGAGGATTTGTTAATGAAAACTATTTCGATAGTGATAAACAATTCCTACAATTTAAATTAGGTCAACTTCTAAAAGCTTGTAATGTAACTCTTGAAGGAGAAGGTACTTTAAGAGACGTTGCAAAAGTAATCAAAGGAAAGAAAGTAATCATTGATGTAGCTGTAAATGATAGAGGCTATGGTGCTCTAGATTATACAGGTAACAATGATGGTATCTATCCATTGGGTACTGAAACAGTAGAAGCTGAACCTGAACTAGATGCAGATATTGAAACAGCTATAGAAGACGAAGACTTCTAATGTCATTCTTTCAATATTATTTCAACGATTACGATTTCAGTAAGAGGGAGACAGCAGTATGCTGTCCTTTCCCTCATCATACTGAAAACGGATTAGAATACTTTGAAACAAATCCAAGTGCTCATGTTAACTTGGATAAAAAATTGTTTCATTGTAAAGTCTGCAATAAAGGTTTAAGTGAAATCGGATTTATATCCGAAGTCTTAGGTTGCACTTATGAAGCAGCAACTAAGTTAAGTAAACTATTCACATCACAAGAAGACATTTTTAGTTGGACAAACAACTTAGCATTAACAGATGAACAACGTAAAGTTGCACATGATTTAGGTATCAAAGATCAGATTATACGTGAGCTAAACATAGCAACTGAGATTGGAGATGAGTTAGCATTTCCAGTTTCAATGTTTACTAAGATTGTGGATGTTAGAAGTTATAGACCTTTTGATAGGGCGAATAAAATTCGTAGTAGAGTTGGTGCTATTAGTGGATTAATAATTCCATTTGATGAATGGATGAAACATGATCCGACTAAATGGACGATTATCTGTGCTGGAGAGAAAGATATGGCTGTAGCTCGTAGTAATGGCATGAATGCTATAACACTAACAGGTGGTGAAAGAGCACTACCTAGATTCATCAATCCTTTTAAAGATAAAAAGTTTGCAATATGCTATGACAACGATGATGCAGGTATTGAAGGAGCTAAATCTTTAGCAGCATTCTTACAACCTATCGCCAAGGAAGTAAGAGTAGTTACAGGTTTTCACGAAATATGCAAAGAACATGGAGAGGACATTACAGACTTCTTTGTTAAGTACAAACAGACTGCTAAAAAACTAAAAGAATATATTATGAATACTCCTGCTTTTACATATGAAGAAGCAAGAGAAGAAAAGACAAAACATTGTCCATTAATAACAACATATGAAGCAAGTCAACAAGGATATCAAGGTAAAGTTGTACAATCAAATATACAAGTTGTAGCTAGTTATGAGAAAGCTATGCCTGTACCAACAACAATCTATGCTAAGAAATTAAATACAACAGGTGAACCTAAATATAATCAAATGATGGTTGGGGAAGAACGTAATTGGGAACTTAATGAAAATAATTGTGAAGATATTTTAAAACTAATAGATAATAATTTTACTGAGGCTCAGATTAGAGATAACATTAGAGAGATATTAAAGATAGGTAAATACGAAAGAGATGTCTCTGTTACCAAACCAACTAAAGAAACAGTATATCAATGTAACGTCGTAGACTTATTAGATAATACTAGCGAGAACGTAGCAACTATTGAATTTAATGCTTACGTTATAAAGAAAAGATTAGAGAGTGGAAAGAAGTATCTCATTACATACAAGTTAGTACCTCATCCATATAAGGGCCAACAATTAACAATGATTATATTATCTGCAGAAGAAGTAGCTGATAGTGTTTCTAATTTCGTAGTAACAGATGGAGTAAAACAAAGACTTAAAAAGTTTGCAGAACTAGAAGGTACAGTAGCAGAACGAGTAGATAAAATAACTGAGATGTTAAAGTCTCGTTTAGGTTACAATGGTTATAATAAATTGATTCAAGCAATCGACCTAAGTTATCACACAGTTATGTCATTTAACTTTGGTTCATTCAAAGATGTAAGAGGATATCTAGATACATTAGTAGTAGCTGAATCTCGTATAGGTAAATCATCAACAGCTACTGCTTTACAAAAACTATATGGTCTTGGAGTGTTTGCCTCATTAGCAGGTAACTCTGCAACCATACCTGGATTAATAGGTGGTAGTAATAAAGTAAATGGTAACTTCCAAACAAGAGCTGGATTAATACCTATGAATCATAGAGGATTAATAATCTTTGAAGAACTAGCTAAATGTAATAACAATATAATTAGAGAACTAACAGATATTCGTAGTAGTAATCAAGTAAGAATAGCCAGAGTAAGTGGTTCATTAGTATTACCTGCAATGGTTAGAATGATTACATTATCTAATGCAGCATCTAAGAATAATAAATCTATGCCAATAGCGTCTTATCCTTATGGTATAGATGTACTAGAAGATTTAATAGGAACTGCAGAAGATATAGCTAGATATGATTTGATGTTAGTTATGAGTGAAACACATGGTAAAGGTGATGATCCATTCTGGAGCCCACCTGAACCATTCGAAGATGATGATTATAAAGCAAGAGTAAGATGGGTATGGAGTAGAACTACAGACCAAGTTATTATTAATCAAGAAGTTGGACATTACATAATGTCTAAATGTAATGAATTAAATAATAAATATGATTGTCATATAAAAATATTTGGAACAGAAGCTTGGAAGAAAGTATCTCGTTTAGCAATAGCTGTAGCTGGATACTTAGTATCAACTGATCCATCATTCGAAAAGATTATTGTAACTAAAGAACATGTAGATTTTGCATGTAATTATTTAGTCAGTTGTTATGACAATCCAACATTTAAGTTTAAAGAGTATGTAGATATGGAAAGAAGTTATACAACTATAGATGATGATGGTGTTGCATATCTACAAGAAATTTATAATCATAATCCAAGTATGTGTTTACATCTTGAAAGATGTTCAAGAACTAATAGACAAAACTTAATAGGTGCATCAGGACTTGACAATGATATGTACCATAAGTTGACACAGAAATTAAGCAACGGTTTATTTATTACTTACGATGGCTATGATATTTTACCTACACAAAGATTTAGAATGGGTATGACGAAAATAAATCGTAATGCAAACATTCCGAAAGTAGGTGAGTTAGATGCGTAAGTTAACCAATATTAATAAAGAAATAGTAACTAAGAAAGATTTATTAGAAATGATTAAACTGTATAAAGAATATAAACCAGATGTTATCTTCTTTGATACAGAAACAGATGGATTAAATATTAGAAATAATAAACCTTTCTTGTTACAATTTGGATTTGTTATTAAAGATAACGAATTAAGAGTATATTGTGTAGATAGAGAACGTGATGCCAGACTATTCGAGCAGACAGTACTAGCACTATATCGTTTGTCGAATCGTTCTACGTACCTATGCGGACACAATATTAAGTTCGATTTACATATGTTAGCGAACATTGGACTAGAGTATCCATATCATAATGTTACAGATACAATGGTTCGTATAAGAATTGCACATGATGCTTTAACTCCAGAGAATGGTGGACCACCATTAGGACTTAAAGAATATGCAACGCAATATATCACACGTGATGCTAAGCTTCATGAACAAAAGTTAGCAGCACAAAGACAATCAATAGCTAAAGAATATAATGTTGATTTAAAAAATAAATTAAGAGCAGTAGATAAGATATGGACTATGAAATATCTAGATGATTATTTCAAAGATGTATTACACAGTGTAGATACATTACCTGAAAATGTTAGAGGCATCTATCAAGAATGGTACAATAATATACCTGAAGCAATACGAGAAAACATGTACTTAGGTAAAGTAGAAAGTGTAGATATACCTTATAACTTACTTGACAGAGAAACATTAAAGGTTTACGCTTGCTTTGACATAGTTTACACTGCAGAGATTTATTACTTGACACTTGGTGCAATTCAAGCTAGACATAATGAAGAACAATTAAAGAGAGAAGAAGCAGTTATTATTCCATGTTATCATATGGAACGCTGTGGATTTCAAATGAATAAAGATTATATAATAAAAGTTACAAAAGATATGGCTGAATATCTAAAGACACAACGAAACAAATTATATAATCTAATAGGAGAATCAATATCACCAAGTCAAAATGCAAAAGTAAAAGATATCTTAAATAATAAATATCATCTAGCTGTAGATTCAACAGGTAAAGAAGCACTAGCTAGATTATATGATGAGCTAAAAGTTACACAACCAGATAGTGATGTTGTTAAATTCATTGGACTTGTTCAAGAATTAAGAACATTAGAAAAATGGTATGTAACATATCTACTTAGATTTGTAAAAGAAATGAAAAAGTGTGATAGAATTTATACACAAATAAATCAAGTAGGTACAGTATCTGGTAGAGTTACATCAGATTTTCAACAGTTCCCTAAATATGGAATAAATAAAGATGATGGTACACCATTGTTTCATCCAAGAAATATGATAATAACTACACCAGGTTATAAAGGAATTGCATATCTAGATTATAGTCAGATAGAATTAAGACTACAAGCATTATATACAATACTTGTAGGAAGTCCAGACTTAAATTTATGTCGTGCATATATGCCATATAAATGTAAGACAATCATAGATGATGGTAGTATAGGTTGTGGAGAATATCAATATCATTATGAAGATTTTGATTATAAGAATCCAGAACATATCAAACATGCATATGATTGGAAATGGTATTATGATGAAGACTTAAGTAAAGAGTGGGTAGCTACAGATGTACACGCAGCTACAACACATGTAGCATTCCCAGATCTAGATATGAATTCAGATGAGTTTAAAAAGTTACGAGGCAAAGTAGGTAAACGAGTTAACTTTGCTAAGAACTATGGTGCACAATTCAGTAGAATAAAAGTAATGTTTCCAGATTATGATGATGAAACAATACATAGAATAGATGATGCATACTACACAGCATTTCCAGGTGTAAAAGTATATCATGACTATTGTTATGAAATAGCTAAAACAGAACCTTATGCATTAAATCTATTCGGTGTTAAGTATTATGGATTAACTGGACATAAGCTTATAAACTGTTTGGTGCAAGGCAGTGGTGCGTATTTTTTGAAAGAAAAGATATGTGCATTAGATAAATATATAACTGAGAATAAACTAAAGAGTAGAATGCAAATGCAGATTCACGATGAAATATCTTTTGAGATATGGCCAGGTGAAGAAAAACATGTATATAAGTTTAAAGAAATAATGCAGACATTTCCAGATGCTTATGTACCTGTAATAGCTGACCTTGAATTTACTACAACTACTTGGGGTGAGAAATATGAATGCGATAAAATCTAGATACATCTTAGCTATTGATCCTTCAGGTAATTATGTAGAAGGTAAAGGTATTACAGGTTGGGTATTGTTTGATCGTTCTACAAATAAAGTAGCAAAGTTTGGTTATATATCTGCAAGTATGTATTCTAATCAGTTTGCCTATTGGGATGCACATATTACATTACTTGATTCATTATCGGGTTATGCACCTGTTATAGTAATAGAAGATTTTCTATTGTATAGCAACAGAACAACAAGTCAAATCAATTCTAGATTTGAAACACCACAGCTTATTGGTATTATAAAATACGAATGTTATAAACGTGGAATAATGATCTACGTTCAAACTGCTGTGTCCGTTAAGAAAAGATGGAACAACAGTATCTTAGTTAAAAAGGGTTATTTAAAAGAAACGAAAAGAGGTTTTTACATCGGAGAAATCTTAGTGTCAGATCATATACAAGATGCCTTGAGACATGCTGTACACTTTGCTACCTTCGGAAAGGAGAAGTAATATGTACAACGTTAGTGTAACTAAGATAGAGAATAATAAACAATCGAATGAAATTATAGTTGTTACAAAAGATAGACATGAAGCAGACCTAGCATTTGAAGGTACAATACTAGGTTTGCGCTATAATTTAAAAGATATATTATCTGGTGAAATAGTTAAGAAGAATAAAATAAAATTTAAGTATGATAAAACTATCATTACCGTAACATTAAAGGAGGATTAACATGGAAAAGACTGAACATACTATTAACATAGATGTACAAGAAGATGGGCATATTGTATTAAAAACTGAAGCTAAAGAAATACCTACAATCATAGTACAACAAGTATTAGATAATGTAGTAGGCACAGTAATTAAAATAACAAAAGAAAAATATAGTAATGCACCACAACATACGAATGAAAGAATCTATAAATTTATAGCATTACTAGAATTTGTAGTACTAATATTAATAGCAATTAAATTAAGTTAGGAGGATATATGAATAATAATGACATATGTAATATAGGTATTCTTCAAATAAAAGTACCTAATATAAATGAAGTAAGTGAAGAAGAATATGCATTACTTCGTAAAGATTCTTTTGGTGGAAGTGATAGTTCTATATTATGTGGAGTTAATCTATATAAAAATATGGAACAATTACTTAAAGAAAAGAATAGTAAGTTTATAACTGAAGAAGAAAAAGAGGTTGGAAAGAAACCAATCGTTCGTAAAGGTCGAGACATTGAACCTATTATATTAGAGAAAGCAGGAGATGAATTAAATAGTGTTCCTTATAAACCAACAGCAATGTTTGAGTTTAAAGAAAATCCAATTCTTACATTAAACTATGACGGCGTTATAAGAAGTGCAGATGGATTTATACCTGTAGAAGCAAAACTTGTTAGTAAGTATGGTGAGAAGTATTACAATAAAGAAAAAACATTAAAAGATAATGCTGAAGTAGATACTAAAACTGTAGAAGGTGATTCATTAGTAGCACATATCAAACGTAAAGCATTAAAGATAGGTATCCCACCTTATTACTATACACAAGTACAACAAGAGATGATGGGATTAGATGCACCATATGGATATCTTGCAGCTATGTTTGATGATAGCTGGGATTTTAAATTATATAGAGTAAATAAAGATCCATTTGTACAAAATAAAATATTTGATATTGCTAGTAAAAATGCAGATAAAATAGAAAAGAACTCATAAGAGTTCTTTTTTTTATACTCGCTTATAAATCATAATAAGTTGGACTTCGTCTTGCAACTTTATAATAACGATAAGCATCATGCCATAATGAAGTACGTGTTAGTTTACGTACATTAGTATGATATCTACGAGCATAATACTTACGAACATATTTAGTATATACTGGAGCTTTACGTATTTTAGGATACTTAGTCCAACTACTTGGAGTTCTAGTTGAACGCCATTTATACATAGCACGATTATATTTATCAGGCTCATCTATAAATGAAAGTATAGAAGGTATTGGATTTCCATCTAACATCTTTTGAAAGTTTCTTTCTTGTGTTATAAATGGATCGAGTTCTTCACCAATATTTTCTATATTACCTGTAGCTATAGATAAGAATGGATTTAATCTATCTCTTACATTTCCAGGTAAATCACTAACAAGGTTAATGAAATCAAATAAAGATGGAGATGTTTTTATTATAACATTTCCTATTCTTATATTACCTGTCATAGCATGATAAGCTAAGAAATTAGTTTTCTTTAATTCTTCATAAGTATATTCACCATTGTTCCAACTAGCTATTTGAGTATCCATAGCAAGTTTTAATAAAGTAGGTGATTTAGAAAAACCTTCATTTATATAATAGTTTAAGTTATTAATAGGGAATGTTGAAAACCAGAAGACACGTTCACACATTTCTAAAATATCTGAAGGATCTTTATAATTGAAATGTGTTTTAATAACTCTATCTATAGCATCTTGTATTGGAAGTCCTTCATCTACAGAAGCTAAGAATAAACCAAGACGTGCTGTCTTTTCTATATGGTCATTTAAATTATGCATGTGATGTAATGGATTATACCATTGTTCTCCGAATAATACTTTATCTTCATAAAAAGTTTCCCAAGCTGCTCTTAGATCTTCAGTGTGTAATTTGTTATAACCTTCTATAAAAGTACCTAATGATTCTGATAAGCCACCACTAGCACCAGAGTTCATAAACAAGTCTATTAAGTAATAAAGATTTGCTTCATCTTTTGTATAATTACTTAACACTCGATTTAAAGCTTCTTTGTTAAATGTAGTGTATTCTGTTAATTCAAGTACTTGTCTTTGTATTTTATTGTGAAACTCTATAGCTTTAGATGCTTCGCGTTCATAAGCTAATACTCTAGGTATTTCTGTAATACCACCAAGTTCGTTTATATTTTTATATAATAATGAGTCCAATGCATTACGGAATGGAAAACCTGCAGTAAATAGATACATTGATTTATATGTACTTGGAACTACACGTCTATAGATATCTAACAAACTATTCGTCATTTTTCTACTGTTAACTACTTGTTTCATAGCTGCATATGTTTCCACTGGAACAAGTATTGCTCGTGCTTGTATTGCTTTTTCTAAAGTCTTTCTGTCTTCTATATAGTATTCAAATACTTTAGGTAAACCTTGTTTATCTGCACGTAATATAACAGATTTGTATTTGCCTTCTTTAAAAAATTCTGCAATACGTTCATCACTTGCTTCACTAAACATAGTCTTGAACAGTGGGTTATCTAAAGAATAATCGTTGTTAAAGAATAGTGTTAAGTACTTGTTAATCTTGTTAGAACGTGTGATAAAAGATGTTAAGCCACTAAGAGTATTGCTCGATAATTGGAGGCTGTGTGGTATGAAAGACTGCGAATACAGGCTATTCCATAAGTTATATGAATCATAACCACCAACAACTGCAAGATTCAAACGAGAAAAACTTTTATCGAAGAAGGTACTGTAACCTCCAGGAGTGAATTTTTGATACAGTTTTTGTTCCTCTAAATCTCCAAAGAAGTCTTGATGTGCATCTAAGAATGCTTGCCAAGTATCTTCATTAAGTGCTTCTGCTGTTACAAGATTCATAGGTACATCTTCGTTTGTGTACATGTTAAGATATAACCTATACTTATCTAATAAGTTAGTAAAGTCTTGTTGTGCAGTGTATTCTGTTATAAGTTTTCCATAATCTAATTTTGCATTGTGTACACGATTATCTGTTAAACGTAGGTAATACCAGTCACCGTCTTGTTGTATCTTAAGACCTGCTTTCTTTAATTCTTGTTTAGAAAAATTAAATAAGTTATCTATACCTGACCACGTAACTGTATTGTCTGGATTAATTGTACGAATAATATTTTGATTATAGAATACCATACCACCTGGAGTTTGTTTATAAATATGAGTAGCTAATTGTTCAGGTGTCATTTTTGATAATGCTATAGCTAATGATGATTTACGTTCTGCATACATTGTA